TACTTAAACCTTTCATTTCTCCATGTAACTCTTTGTAGTGTACGGTCTTGCTTACGTCCGTTACAGGAGCGGCATAAGCTTTGTAGGTTGTTGATGTCGTGATTAGGTTGCCCGTTTCCGGGGGGTACGATATGGTCAATTGTCCAGTTCTCCCCTTCAAGCTCTATTGCACACGTGGCACAAGTCGGGTCCAAAACACTCTTCGCATATGTCCGGGCTTTTTTCCATTCCGTACTTGAGTGCCAGTCTGTCATCTTGTAAGCCCCTTAATGTTTCTATGTCTCTTATTTCCCAATGTTCAACTTCTGTTATTACTTCTTCTAAGGTGAGTATGTCCCCTAGATCATGATGAGCGTTAAGGAATTCTAGTACCTGATTCCTTGCATACTGAACTCCAGCCATAAAGCCTTTAGTGTATTTAGCCTGCATTACTTGGACTCCTCTATAATGCGTACAATACGCTCTAAATGGTTTACGTCTACGTTAGTGCTTACTACACCGTCGTTTAAAATGTCTTTTACTATTTGGTCTTTGTAGTGCTTCATAGCCCCAGCCCAACCCTTGTTATACTGCTCCATTTCGCGGGTAACTAACATAGTCTTAAAGTTGTCCATAAGGCTTTCATAGTTAGGTACTAACTTTCGCATATTCTCTAATGTTTCTTGACTGAGCTTTTCTCTTTCTTCGTTATCCATGTGTACGTATGATCCTTACTGCTAGTGTTGTTGTGATTTCTGCCAGAGCCGGGACGGTCATAGCTTTAAAGAATAGTGAAGCTAGGATAGGGCGTATTTGTTCAAAGTCATTAGACCAAACTAGGTTATTATCCATGAGTAAGCGCATAGCTTCAAATAGGATCGCGTTACGCTCTTCTTCTGTTAGCTTCATTACCATTAGTTTCTAAAGTCTGCTTTAAAGTAAAGCCATACTGGGATAGCGGCAAATAGCCCTAAAGCCGGTTCGTCTATTCTGAAGCCTATAGCGGTCATACCGAATACTAAGCCTGTAGCCAATATCACTTTAATTAGTCTTTTTGCTTTAGTCATTTTGTAGCCCTTCTGTTAGTTGTAATTCAATTTTATTGTTTTATACCATGTGTCAAGCATTTATTGGGGTTTGTTACCTAATCGTTATTTAAGCTTTCCTGAGGTTACAAGCTCTCCCCTGAGGTTAAAGCCACACTCCCGGCATAGATAACGCTGATACTTTCCCGTATTGGTATAGCGGTATCCGTACTTCATAACGTCGGAGCTACCGCAATTCTTACAGCCACTAGGGTTTCCCTCACTAGCCCCTATATGTGGGTGATTTTTGATCCATGGTAACAATATGTAGTAAAGGTCAATTAGTAGGTTTACGTCCTGTATTTGGTATTCCTTCATTTCAACCCATGCTTTTTTATTACCAGCCATACAGTCAAGCCATAATTGAAAGCCTGAGTGTTTTACCTTAGCTCCTACCCCTAACTTCTGAGCTACGTAATCTAGCTTGTTAGACGGGAATTTAAATTGAGACTTTACTACCCTCATTAGATCCAGCTCTAGCCATGGACTAGGAGGCAGGTATTCATTTTCTATAAACTCCCGCTTTATATGCTTAGAGTCAAAGGCTGCCGAATTCCAGCCTATTAGTACGTCTGCTTCGTCCATTACGCGGTGCAGCTCATCTAGCATAGCTTTTTTTCCATGGTGATATACAGATTTAAATATAACTTTGTCACTACCTAGCCAGCGAGCGCCCCAGCATATAACTTCAGTAGAGCGCTCAATTTGTGTAATAGCTATATTTTGATTCCATAAGCCCCATACGTGCGCTAAGTTAGGCGACGTCTCTAGGTCTAAAAATAGTATTTTCATACTTTAAACGTAGCCCTTACGCTTTTTATCTATGTCCGACACGCCCGCCGTTATCGTTTCGTTATCAAACGGAGTTACGGTAACTAATACGCCGGCTTCGTGATTATCAGCGTAGTTTTTCCGGGCTGTTAGATCTACTACTAAATTGTCATTTGTTAAAACTTTATCTTGAAGGCTATCAAGGCACGCCCTAACCAATTTATCAAGGTCATACGTTCCCGTTGCATATTCTCTTTTAACGCTCTTAGGTCTAGTAAGCCAAAACGTCAAGGATACGGATACCGCTGTTATAAATGGATTATCAAGCTCTAACATTTTCATTTCAAAGCTTTTCCGCATATGTTCCCTCCATACCGGGAGTCCCTTATTTGCCTCTACTAAAATAATTCTGCCAGCTCCACGCTGAAAGGCTTTTTTAGATCCTTGCGGCTTAGGTTCTCCCGGTACAAAGAGTTCAAACATTTAAAACGGTGTATCCTGAGGCAACCCGGGAGCCGGTGCAACTATGTCTATTACTTCTTGGATATAGGTTTTAGGCTCAGCAGCCTTTAGAAGCCTAACGTGGCAATTGTTTAGAGAGTGTTCAACTACTTGCTTAGTCTCCTGACCCGGTTTATTGTAAGTACCTACCTTCGTGCCTAGTGATCCGTCTACTTGTACTTCGTCGTCTTTTTTAAAGTTGCCGGGGTTGTCAAGCCATGCAGTCCAAAGCCTATTCCTAGGCTCTCCCTTAAAGTCGTAGGTTTCCCAAAGCTTTAAACGTGGGTATCCCTCACTAGTTACTTCTGCTACTTTTCCTACAATTGTTACTTGTGCCATTTACTTACCTTTCTGTTTTTTTTGTCTGTTTTCTAGTAATCGTAGTGCATAAGCTTTCTTATTTCTGCTTGAAGCCTTTAGCATTAGTAGGCTTTTATCCTGCTTGCTTCTTGCTTTTATAGTCCACATAGGTATTCTGTTTTCCTTTCTAGTGTTCTTTTAAGTTTAAGTTAATTATTAGTTAACTTTAACGCGACATCTACGCCGTCCCGTAGCGTCGTGGGTGTCGCCCCGATTAGTCTTAAACGCCGACCCGTCTTGCCTTTTCTGACGCCCCGTAACCGGTGCATTAGAGTACCGTCGCAACCTTCAGGGCAGTCTAAAATTATCCAATAGCGGTTAGTGATCCGGTCAAAGCGGTAGCCTATTCCGTCGTGCTGAGACATTTCTATTTCTTGTAGTTCAACTAGCTTTATAAGGTTTCTTTGTACTTGTCTAACTGAGCAACCGGATAGCTCAGCAAGTCTAGATTGAGACGGGTAACAGCCTTCTTCTGGGTCGTCGCCAATATGCCACGCTATAGCCGTTAGGAGCGCTCTAGCCGTCCCTGTACTCTTAGAGTGATTCAACACCGCGGATAATGCCTCTAGGCTCATTCTGCTACCTTCTAGGCTATAATAATAAAGCCCGTTGTTGTCGGGTGACGCTTTCGCGTCGGGCTAGCGGTTTTCTGTTACCGCTAGCCCTTTAAACTTACTCAGCTTTTATAGAGTCTGCTAGCTTTTTGATCGCGTCTAAAATTTCGTTATCAACTTGTGATTTTTGAGCGGTGCTATAAATTACTCTTAGCGTTTCAATATCATTATTAGCCGCCGCGGTTGAAGCCTCTTCTATCCAATTTCTCTCCGCCGCTATAACCTTGTACATTTCCTCCCGGCTTGGGCGCTTTCCGCCTTTAATACCCAAGCCAGCGGTATTTAAAACTCTGCCCAAGGCACTTGTAACCCCGTTTTCTAAAAAATTCTGCTTATTTATGTGTGAACTACCTCTAGTCTCCTGAGCAAAGTCCACCGCTACAGGTCTAGCGTCGTCTTTGTCTGTATAGGCTGAAGCCTTAACTACTATTTCAGTTTCGTTTATTAAAACAATTTCAGTAATTAAACGCCCTTCAGGATACTTAGCCCACCAGCGGGTTAGTCTTTCACTTACGGGTTCATAGCTTGATAGGTCAAATGCCATTTCTGTTTCCTCCTGTTATTTGAATGTTATAAAAGGCTTACCGGATCTAGCTTGTAGGGCTATAACCTTTTCACCTTGGAATAAACCGTACTTAGTGCCGTTCATAAAAGCAAGCACCGCGGACTTCTGAGCCGTAAACTGTTTTTCCCAAAACTCATACTCAGACTTAGCCGAAAGAATGTTAGACCATAAAGCGCCTAGCTCTATTTCTCCCTCTTCTAAACCTTCTGAAAGATTCCTAACGGTTTGGTACGTGCTTTCGCTACCGTCGTAATCTGGGGGCTGATTAGCCTCTATAAGGTCATAGAAGCCCCGTACGCGGGTTTTCATAGTCTCTATAAGCTCATTATCCCGGATTACTTCAAACTCTTTCCAGTCGCCTCCTGAGACCGCTACGACCATACCCGATTCTAAGCCCAATACAGAAAGGTAGTGTTGCACTTGTAAGTTATAGTGTTCCGGGAGTTTGTCCCAATACTGCCGGCTAAACTTGATTTCAAGTACGCCTAGCTTTCCGTTTTGCCACTCTATAATTCCGTCTACGTTAGCTACGGATCTAGGCTCTTCAATAGAAGCCCATGTACCGGTCTCATGGACGGTTAGCCAGTCTTGATTTTCCTCAGCAAATAACTGCCTAATAACGGGTTCAAATGCTGTTCCCATTTTCATAGACATATTAGGGGCTAGATCCTGCCATGCTTTACCAGACTTTTCAGCCCATAAGGTATAAGCGGATTTGAACGGACTCATGTTCATTACAGCGGCTACATCTGAGCCACCTATACCCCGGCGCGCCCTGTACCATTCCCGCGTTCCGGGTTCATACGTGCCTAGTAGCTTAGCTTTACCTAGGGCTTCTATTTTTTCTGTTATTGTCATGGAGCTATCTTAGTAGCTCGGAATGACATTATTTCTTACGTGTCGCCTTTTTGCTTGATTCAGCAATTTTACCAAAACTCTTATTTATTTCTTCTGGGTCTAGCTTTCCGTCTGCTAGGTAAGATCTTGATAGCTCCTGAGAGACGTCAATAATTCCGGCAAACGCAGCCATAGCGACAGCCTGAGTAAGCTCTAAGCCAATAACTGCCCCACCTACAAAGATACCCGTAACCTTTAGAATGATTACCGCAAATGTTCGCCTAGCTATGTCCAGCCACATATTAACCTACCTTTAGTACTTGTCCGACGTTTATTAAATTCTTGTCTTTAATACCGTTTAGCTTCACTAGAGCCGCTACCGTAGTGCCGTTAGCTTTAGCAATTTTGGTTAAAGTGTCTCCGCTAACTACCTTGTAAGTCTTACCCTTAGGTTTAGCCTTAGGCTCCGCTTTAGGTTTAGAAGCCTTAGGAGCAGCCGGCTTAGGCTCACTTGGAGCAGCAATACCCTGAGAGGCTAGGAAAGCTTCATAGTCTAGGTTACCAATACCCATTGTAGGAGTCCCACCGCGGCGGAAAGATAAATGTAAATGAGCGCCGTAGCCTGTTTCTGATCCTAAGCCTGAAGCCCCAGATAGTCCGATAACCTGACCGCTCTTTACTTCTTGACCGGTTACTACGTCAATTCTTGATAAGTGTAGGTAGTCCGCGTTATGTCCACCCGGTAGGCTTTGAAATATCATACGTCCACCGGATCCCCTAAAGGTCTCTACTGTTCCGGTTATCATTCCGTCGTTAATAGCCTTTACCGGTGTTCCCATGGGTACGCCATAATCAGTACCCGGGTTTCTAGAAGGGTTAGTTTTCCTGTTTTTATGTCCATCAAAACTATCCGTAATGTTTCCCTGTACCGCTCTAATCCATGACATTTTATTTTCCTATGGTAGTAATGAGTAATCCAATAATTGCTAAAGTAGCGCCGGTAAGCCCCGCGTAAGCTATGCGCTCTATCCAAGCTAGCCGGGCTAAAGTTAGTTCAACTTCCCTAATACGTTCCGGCACGTCGTCTAGGTGATCTAGCTTCTGTAAAACTTTAACTAGAATTTCGCCATGCTCTAACTGTTTTTTATAAATGTCAGCTTGAGTAATGCGGACGGTATTTGTTTCTTCCGCCATTATTCCGCTAGCCCGAAAGCAGCCCCTACTTCTTCAATAGTTAGACCTAGGGCTTTTAGTTTTGCAATTGCTGAAGCCTTAGCGTCAATTTGTGCTTGTGCTTTAGCTTTTAGCTCTTCTTGTACCTCTAGCCATAATTCTTGTAATTCTTCTTCAGTAGGCTTAGTAGAGTTGTCCAACCAGTTTAAACCTTCGTAAGTGTCTCCGTTTAGTTCCCACCTTAGACCGGGATATTTTGACTCTAAAATTGCGGGAATGTCCATTAAGCTACTACCTCCATAAGTGTAATTGTAGAAATACCTCTATTTATTTGTATAAGGTTTCCGTCGCTTTCCGTTCTGTTTAAGTAAAGTGTTTTAGTTATGTCCGATGCGTTGTGAAGCCTTACGCTGTAAGTTACCGGGCTTAGCGTTGCCGGTGAGTCTAAAAAGAAACCAGAAGCGGTTACTACACCTCTTGAAGTGCTTTGTAACATTCCATAAGTAACCCTTGTTCGGCTACCCGCTGCGTCACCAGTAGCCGCGGTTAGTGCAGCCCCACCCCTATACAGGATAGTTCCGACTCCTCCAGCTCCTCCGTCTGTACTTGTAGACAAGTGAACTAAAATTTTATTTGTCGTAGAGCTTGGTGTTATAGTCGCGGTAAGCCCTGTAACCTCTCCCGATATAGCTCCAAGGGTTAAAGAGCCTGAAACATAAACGTCTGTTTTAGGAGTTGAAACTACTTGCAGAATACCGCTACCGCCTAGAGCAACCCAAGCCGTTCCGTTATAGGTTTCGTATTTGTTTACGTCTGTTAAATAAGTTAGCATGCCTTCAATAGGGCTAGGAATTGCAGCGGCTCTAGTCGTAGAGCTTGAAAAAGATATGACCGCCTGATTCATTAAATTTTCGTTAATTTCGCTAGCGTTCAAAACGCTTCCATTTGTAAAGACTTTATAAGCCATTTATGCTTCTTTCCATAATTCTAAAGTTGTAAACCAATTATCTACGTCTATGTTATGAGTCACTCTAATTATAGTGTAATATCCGACAATATTAAGATTAGCATTAGTATAGCTTACTCCTACCGTAGTGCCGGGTGTAAATACCGCCGCGTCTGTAAGGTTTCCTAGCCTGTCTTTAGTAGGTGTAATTACTTGACTTACTAAGTTAGCCGGGTTTTGTGTAAAGACTTGAGCGCCCCACCTTGCTAGCTCCGTAGCGTCTGTAGTGTTTAGCTCTATGTCTATAGCAGACTCTCCGTAAAGGTCTATAGAGTCTTGATCTTTTAGGCTTATAGAAATTAAATCATCTGAGGCTAGAGTAATTTGCAAAGAGTTATAAACCGCGTCCGCGTCTGAGAAAACATTTATTTCAGATAGGCATAAATGATAAGGGTCAGTAGCCGGGCTAACCGGGTGATTATTACCAATAGTAAAGGTAGTAGGTGTTCCGGTTTCTGTAGCGGGTCTTGGAATAACTGTAATTTCTTGGGTGTCTTGATTCAGCCAAATAATACCCAGTCCAACTAATAAAGCTTCATTTAAAATTGAGCTTACTATTACGTCTGTATCGTTTAGGGTAGGTATTAAACCGTTTAAAGAAACTGAAGCAGGGGAAAGACCTAAGCCGCTTTTAATTGCTAGCAACTCTATAATTTGGTCTACGGTTGCGGCTGCTCCGAAAGCTGTAGTATCCCATGTAGCAAACCTAGAATTTACTAAAGACTTGTAAGAGTCATAAGCGGTTAGGTTTATTAGGTTTAGTCCGTCAGGGTAATAAACTACGTTTATAGTGTCAATAAAGCCTTGGAATAGTACGCGGTCTATTTCCTCACTTTCAAGCCTTACCCTAATTTTAGTAGAAGCTCTTATGTTTTTATTTACGGTAGGATCTAGGTTAAAGCTTTGTAAAGTTAGGTTTACTGTACCCGGCTCAGGTTGAAAATAAACGGAGTCTATAACGCTACCGCCTATAGATATATCAGCTTTAGAGGTAGAACAATTAACTTCCTGCCACTTTAAACCGGAGCTTGGAGCTAGCACGTCGTTAGAGCCTAACAAAGAAACACCTAGTATAAATTCTCCAAAACCGCCTAGTACGTCTGTTCCGCCTAGTTCACTAATACCCAGAATAAAACTTGAGCCGTCAATATCAGGTACTAAAAATTCTACCTTTATATTTTCGTCTATTTGGAAATTAGGTATCATTAGGGAAGTACATTCGTTCCGGTTACTCTATTGGCTTTTCTAATTGCTTCTGCAATTTCTTGAGCTGTAACATTACCCTTATTTATGTTTATGGTTACGTTTTGCTTAGAGCTTCTAGCTCCATACCCAAAAGCCCCACCAAATAAGCCGCCTTCTTCGTAGCTTGTTTCACCCTGATAGATGTCCGCGGTCTGCCCGGCGGTCTGCCCTTGCATATAACCGCCTACCGCTGCCCCTGCCCCGGCTGCTCCTAAAACTCCTACTGTTCCCGCGCCTACTGCTGTGCTTACTCCGGCTATTGCCGCTATTCCTGCCGCGGCTTTAAATGCATTGACCGCCGCTGTAGCTATGTTCCAAGCTGTAGTAACTGTTCCAATTGCAATTACCATGGGCACTAGCCAGTCTTTATTTTCGTCTACCCATTCAACCGCAAGTATCATTTGTTCAATAATTGCTA